TGGTAGGTATAGGCCGTGGTAAACTGCAAGATATCCGAAAACTCAGTGAGTATCTCGGTATTGCCTACCACAGGTGCGCCTTCAGCCAGCGAACCATTGCCAATGAACAGCCTGCGTTCATCTATGGCCCAGCCCAGCTCGGCGCTGGCCAAGGGCTGGGGCAGATCTTCCTGCAGGCCCTTGCGTTGGGTTATTCTCGAGACTTGTACTATCGCCACGGTGATCTTCCTTTGGGAAATATCACGTATTTAGCGTGTAGTATTGCTCGACCCTTTTCCACCACTCCTGGCGATAGTGCTCAAACGCAGCGCCCTCGATCACAAATTCTTGATAGCGGGGTGCTTTCAAGATCTGATTGTTGGCATCCACGTCCGGGCGCACACACATCAAGATCACGCCTTTTTTTATCCTTGTGCCGTACACTTCGTTGTGCGCTTCAGCATAGGCCGCCAGTTGCAGCTTGTAGTCATCAATCCATTCTTCTTTCTTGGGCTTGTTGGTCTGCTTGTAGTCCAGGATGGCTTCGCTGCTGAGATGCAGGCCCGCGCCATCCGTGGTGCCTGCATAGATGCCAGGAAAATATAGGGGTATTTCCACGCCCCAAAATTCCTGCACGTTCTGCAGTCCCTGCTGGATCACTGTTTCGGCCATGGCATAGCTGGGCCAGCTAAAAGGATTGCCCGGCCGGGCAGGCATGGCACCGTCTCGGATGTAGCGTTCCAGGAACGAGTGCATGCGTGTGCCGCGATTGGCTGCTTCCGTGGTAATCTGTTGCGCTCGCTCGGCGCCCACTCGCTGTTTCCATTCGCGCAGAGCACGGCGATTTTCTTCGGGCTTGGTGCGATCCAGGATCATGGTCACTGAAGGCAAGCGATTGCCATCGGGGGTGGCATAGTATCTGCGACCATCCACGGTCACGCGAGGTATGTCCTGATAGTTGAATTTTTTCTGTAGCATCAAACACCAAAACTTTCGCCACAGCCACAGCTGGAGCGTTCGTTGGGATTCAGGAATACCACTCTCTGATTCAGACCCTGGGACTGCCAGTCTATGGTCATGCCTTCCAGGAAAGGTCTGCTGCTTTCGTGCACAAACACTCGCACGCCTTGATCTATCACATGCCAATCTGCGTGGCCGCTATGGTCCTCTTGGTCCAGATCGATCTGATAGGTCAGTCCGGCGCAGCCAGATTTTTTCACGCCCACACGTAGTCCCTGTGCCTTTTGGGCAACAATCAAGGTCTGGAATCTTGTGCGGGCGGCATCAGTGAGTGTGATCATAGGCAGTCGCTAATTGTAACGGCCTTGGCCCGAGATGTCAATGATCTAGGTAAGGGGATTGGCCTTTTTGGCCATGTTGGCCACGATGTCCTGGGCCTTGTTGACCGGCATGTTTATATCAGTGGGCTCGCCACCCTTGAATACGATCACCCCGGATGCAGGATCAACTGGTTCCAGGAGATTGCTCAAGGGTGGCTGGCCGGCGATCTGGACCAGGTTGTCTGGGGTGATATTGGCGCCCAGGCTGCGAGCCAGTTTGAAAAAGGCTGCCTGACTGATCTGTGCTCGCGCCGATGTGTCTTTGGCACGACCGCGCAAAAACTGCACCAGGCCGATCAGCTGCGGATTCAGGGCCGTGACACTGTCTGGATCTTCGCGCAGTCGCACGTTAGCGTTTCTCGCGTCCCAGCTGATTGGCAGTGGGTTCAGCGCCAGCTTCGGGTTCCACAGGTGCTTCTAGGTCGGCCACTGGTTCTTCGGGAGCCACGGCCGGGGGTTCAGCACCAGGCGCCGCGGGCGCTTCGGGCGCACCACCGGTCATGGCAGCGTCCAGAGCCGGAGCCATCTGCTGGCCGGTGACCACGCCCAGGCTGGTTTCCATCTGCTGCTTGGTGGCCTGGAGATTCTGCACCAGGCCGGTCATGGCCGCTGTGGCGTCGGTGTTGAACTGATTGGCCTGTTCCATGCCAATCTGATTACGAATGGAATCAACCAGGGCCGGCAGTTCTTTGTACTGCATCTCAGTGGCGTCTTCGATCATGCTCTGGATGGAATCAACCATGTCCTGGGCCGCCAAGACCACCTGGGCCTGTTGCACTTCGCTTTCCTGGAGAGTACGCAGGGCCCGCTTGAGGCGATGTTCCTGCATCTGTTGTTGGGCTGCTGCTGCGGCGTTTACTAATTTCTGTTCGTCTGCAGATAGTGTCTGGCCTTTGGTTAGCTTGTCTTGAGCTGCCTTGAGTTTGTTGGGATCAATGGTGGGTTGTGCAGCAGCAGGTTGTGAGGTACTGGGTTGACCGGGCTTGGCGGGAGTGGCGCCAGACACTGGCGCAGGCATGGTCTCGGTCACGCGCTGGGCCAGGGCCTGTTCCATCATGACTAGCTGGAGGTACACAGGGTTGCGCTCGCTCATGTGGCGATCAAATGTGTTCTTGTGTTCCCGGATCAGGCCTTTTACACGTTGCAGCATGATAGCCGCGGTCTTGCCCGACATCTGGTCCACAGGCAACGTGCGACCAAAGTAGCTTTCCATGACCTGGGCCAGCTGTTGCAGGCGGTCAGGTGTGTTGAATTCTGTGATCTTCATTTGGTAAATCCTCGAAGTTGTAGGTATTTAGCTTGGTTGGTTAGATTTCGCAGCTGGTTTTCTATCCAGTTCAAGCGATAGCTCTTGCTCTGCATCTTGGTCATGATCATGTCGCTGTAAGTGGCATTTTGGCTCTCGCGGGCCAGCTGCTTTTGGGCCTGCATGTCCTGCATGATCCTGCGTCTTTCCGTGTCCCGTTGCAGTATGTCCAGCCCCAAACGATGCTGTCGGAATTTGCGGGCCACGCACCAGCTGATGGCGCTGCGGCGACCACTGAACTGCAGGGTCTCGTCATCTTCGCGCACTTCAACGCCGCCGGGGCAGGGATTGATTTCCCAGCGCCCAAATGCCAGTACCCGTCCCTGGTCGGAATCCAAGATGAGATTGTGTAGATTGCGCTGGATTTCGCGCTCAGCCCAGCGTTCCAGTTTTTGCTCGCGGGTCATAGGGTCTTGATATATTGGGTGGCCAGCCAACCTACCACGCCCAGCAGTATCACTATCAGAGATCCTGCCCAGGCAATGATACGTTCTGTGAATTTGTTGTTGAGAGCATACACACAGTCATGCACTTCTTTGACCATGGCATCCAGTGAGCTGATCTTTTCATCGATATCACGCAGCTTGGAATCCAGGTGGCTGTAGCGTTCCGCGCACAGTTCCACATGCGCTTCTAGGTTCTTTTTCTCGATATCGGTAGTGTCGGCCATGATCAGATATTTATGGATTCCATCCAGATATTCTGCTGATCACCCTGGGTGATCAAACGAGCCTCCAGCGGCTGGCATTCGTCCAGTCCCGTGATCATGGGCACACCCTCGCAATCTCGACGCAAATCCTCCAAATCCGCACCGAACACATCCGATCTTTCCACGGTGATTTCAAACTGCCAGCGGCCCTGCTGCTCCTGGGGCAGGCTGTGTTCGTCGATCTGGCAGCGCAGTCCTATCACCTGCTGGAGAGTTTCCCAGTTGCGTTGACGATTACGGCTGCGATTCCACTGGGCCTGATCCTGTATGAGATGGCCCACACTGTCGGTAAAAGGTAGGCTGCCCGGTCGGAAGTGACCGGTCACGCCCGTGGCAGCACAATCGAACAGAGTGGTCACTGATATCTTCATCCAGGATATTTACGGCCAAACAAAAACCCCGGATTTTTTAGGTCCGGGGTTTGTGTGATAACGTCTATTAGACGTTGGTGAAGGTTGCCGAAGCAGCCACGTTGGCAGTGGGGATACCAATGTTCAAGCCGCCAGTGGCGTTGGCTGTCTGAGCAGCAGCAACGATCTGAGCGGTGTTGGCAGCGCCCACGGGGTACACAGCGATGTTGAGCACGGCTGCGTCAGTGGGGGTGACCTGGTACATGGCGATCGTGGTGGTCTGCTGGATAGCTTGCAGCACGTTGTTGATGTAGCCAGTTGCATTGGCAGCGCCCGATGCGCTGAGTGCGCTGTTGGCAGTCAAGCTGAAGAATTCCAGCTTGGGTCCGGCCATCTGCACAGGACCCTGTGCAGCGATGTTGGCGGTATTGGCGATCGAGCCGTTGCGGACGTCGATGGCAAATACTGGTTGGGTGGTACCATTTACTTTGGTGATTGAAGCCATTGTTGTTCTCCTAAAAAGTTGGGCAGCATGCCCTACTGGTATTTAGTCCAGCTGCTCAAAATCCAGGGCTAGGGGTTGTTTCTGGCCCGATTGCGCACGGTAAAATCAAAGCGATTGACTGCTTTTGCGTAGCCCGCCGGGGTGGCCATGACCCAGCCCTCGTTGCCCGGACTCTGCAGATCCAGCTGCCGCAGGAGATCCAGCTTGAGATCATGGATCAGCAGGAACAGGGTAAATGCAGCAGCCATGCCCGACTGATTGGTGCTGGGATTTTTGAGATACTCAATGATGTTGTTGAACTTGCGCGGGGTCACTTTCTGTTGCAGCCAGGCGCCGAATTCCGGTAGCAGATTGTCAAAATTGCCCGAGCCGATCTTGAAGTTGATGAAGTCCACGCACAGCTTGGCCAGGTCCGTGATCTGCAGGCGGCGCAGTTCTGCGGGGTTGAACAGGGTGTCAATTTCACGGCCGTGCGCACGTAGCACACTGCGAATTTCGCGCACCAGGTCCCGATTGGGTTCCACGCCCCGGCTCACGATGGGTTCCAGCAGCAGCAGACCGGGCACCGGGTTGAATTTCACCCGACTCAAGGGCTGGCGTGGCTCGCCCTGATCTGCATACATGCTGTGCATGGCTATACCAATTTCGCTGTCGCCTATGCGTTTGCCCAGGGTGCTTCGGGCCGGGATACGATACTCCACGGTGTTGGGGCGGAACACATAGTTGCCGGACTTCAAGGGTGGGGTGCTCATGTACAAGAGGTCACCCTTGACATAGCCCCGGAAGTTGGCAGGTGTGGCCGCTTCCAGCTGGGGCCATAGAGTGCGATAGATATCAATCAGGGCCGCACGATCGCCGCCGCGAGTGCCCTGTATCTGGGCCATCATTTCAGGACTGGTAGCCAGACCATCATAGGTCTTGGCATCAAACCCCGATCCGTCCGTGAGCACGAACTCACCGGTAGCAGGCTTGCGGCCAAATATCACCGCAGGCTTGCCATCCCATTTCACTGTGGTGCTGCTGGGATCCTGGCTCATGTGATCCACTATGTCCAGGGCCTGCTGCACGCCTGCGCTGCCACGGCGGAATACCAGGTCTTCCAGATGTTCTATGCCCTTGGCACGGCCGCCCACTCCCGCTTGCTCGGCCTCACGGATAGGCTCCTGGTGCTCGATCAGGGCATACATGCCCTGGTTCACTATGCGATCACGCAGGCGAGCCAGGAAGTTCACTTCATCTTCTCGTAGCTGGGGTTCAGACATCTTGTTCTTGGCCAGATAATCCCGGAAGTCAGCCAGCTTGGCGTCGCGATCAGGATCCTGCCTCAGTGCCGAATAGATAGTTTCCACGTTCTTGAGCGAGTCGCGGGTGCGCCCCGGTCCCAGCAGCACCTGGGCCACATGATCGGGATCAAGACCACCATCCAGCAGTTGATTGGTGGTCCTGCTGAACATGCCATTCAGACCCACCTTGAGTCCCTGGGCCTTGGCTATGCTGCTCATGAGTATGTTGCGGAACACGCCCTTGTAGGCCGAATCTTCCCCGCCTGCGTAGAAAAAGGTACCCCAGTCCAGATTGGGCAGGAACATGAAATCAGTCTGCACAAAGCCACGGTTGACATCCCCGGCTATGGGTGTACGGAAATGCACTTCGCCTTTTTTGACCACGTACTCCCTGGGATCCAGTTTGTTTTTTTGTGCCCAGGCCTGGATGGCGGCCACTATGTCTTCCTTGGTGGTCTTGGTGCTGTCCACGGCCAGATCCAGGTCACCCGATGTGGGCGCTCGTCCGGTACTGCCCAGCCAACGGTCGGGCGGAAATTTTATGCCCGTGACTTTCTGGATAAAGGCCACAGTGGCCGGCACATCCGCACGATCGATCCGCTGCGTGAGCAGTTGTCCCTGCGGGTCTTTGAATACGTTGCCGCCTTCCTGTATGATCATGGCATGAGTCCTTGATCGCGTGCCATTTGCAAATGTTGAGGATTGTTCTTGTTGAATGGCTCACCCCGAGGACCTATCAGTTTTCCCTCTCTATCTAGCGTGACTCGCTGATCGCTACCGGTCCTGCTCCCGCCGGTTTTGGAACCGGTACCTGTGGTACCCGATCTCTGTATAGCGGCTGTACTGGCCTTTAGCAGCATATTCATCATGGTCTGCCAGCCTTTGAGTACATTGGCTTGGTTTTTGTCATCCGGCAACGTTCTTACCAGATATGCTTTCATTTGATCAATTGATTTCACTGCGCTTTGAGCCAGTCTTTGACTTTCGGCATCGGCAGCAACAAACTTGGGAAGATCAGTGTAAGTAGTTATTCCCTCGGCCTTGGTCCCTGAAC